GTAGGAGCGAATCCTCTTCATTATTAGGTTTAATCTAGCATCGTCTTTTTCGATGGCTTTAAATATGGACAAAAGCCCCAGCTTCGCGGCGTGTATTGAAATGCCACGGGGCATTTCTCCAGGATTAGTCTTCAAAAAAACCAGTGATTTTCCTAACGTATTCGTGCATTTATTAGCTTCAGTTCCTTCCACGATTGACATTAGGTTTCCCGCGGGGCCATTGTATTGTACGTTTTTTGATACCGAAATAAATCTAGGCAATTGATGCGTGCCACAGAAGATAAATTTAATCTCTAGTTTTTCCTTAAATATTTCAGAGCTTGTCTTGGCGTAATACTTGAACATATTTAAGAATTTATCTAACATCTCTTGTTCGGTCTGTGAATATATGTTACCCGCATTGTCCCATATTTTCAATCCGAATTTGAGAGAAGTATTTATTCCCCATAATTCCAACGGGTCTTCAAGCAATATGTCCTTGTATTCCCCGTTGATATATCTTATGAATTTTTTGAATACGTCCCGTTCTACTACTTTGCAATAATCTTCTTCTAGCGTAGGAACGTTGTATTCAAATGATTCTCCCGTGGTTAGCATTTCTATATACTTTTTTGCTAACGACTGGATGATATGCAATACGAGATATGTAAATTCCTTGTTGATAATGAATGAAGGAAGAGAGCGATATTCCCATCCCCAATTCTGCCTTCGCCACATCGAAGGAACATCATACTCAGAATACTTCTGAGATTTAGGGAATGTTTCTATCTTCTTTAACTCTTCCTTTGTTGCATTGAAATCATTCGTTGCTGGCCTTACGTTTCTCGCTTGGGAATTTACGCTTCTATTTCCGAGACCAGAAATATTACACCATGAGCGAACGGCTCCTGGCATTTTATCTCTTATCGGATAGTAAACGAAATCGTCTAACATTTGGCCAAGGTTAGCTAGGTCTTCTTTTGTTGCGTTTTTCAGGATATCGTTTCCGATATGAACATGACCGCCCAAAGAAAACGTAGGGCCACCGCCCGTGAAAAGCCTATACTTCTTAGAGTCTATTCTGGACGATAGTTTCTGGAAGCATTTTTCTACGTTGTTTGCAACCTGCATAGGATTGGCACTCGCGGCGGGGCGAAATTCAAAGATAGAAGAGCAACCGTCAACGCCGACGTCTGAATCCATATGAACTCCGCCGGGAAAAAACCCAGAAGCACCAGCCATATTATCTAGCATAACATTGTCACCGTTTTTTGAAAAGGCGCAAAGCTCCGGGTCTGTGCCTATTGTTATTACGGGCTTTAATGCCCCCAGGATTCCAGGGTTTGCTTTTTGCATTGCCATGACCGCAATTGCCTTGACTAAAACGTTCCATTTCTGGGCGTTCTTTTCATATTCCTTAAACGCTTCTTTCGTTATAGGAATATAAATGGTTCCATTAATGGTGGGCCAAAGCTCTCCAGCTTCCGTGCAGATAATCGTATCCACATAATCCCAAGGCAAAAGCGTATAGGTAGGGTTATGCCTTCCTCGCATGGAAAAAGAAAGCAAATCTATGAGCTTAGATGTTTCATCGATAAGCTCTCCGTTTGCGAGCTGTAGTTTATCGTGACTTTTTTTAGTTTCATATCTTATCTTCTTATGGAAAGAGATAATGTTGGCCACTAAATCTGATTTCTTTGGATACAATATTCTTGCAACTCCATCTTCACGTGGGGATTTCTTTTGGCATAATTCTGTGGCTATTGCATTGAATATTGCAATGCTCTTTTCGTAGGAGTAATTACTGCATTTATCTATATCTAAAAAGCATGCCCTTACGTTGTCGGAACATGGCAATGCCCCTTGCATTATAGCGTTTTCAATTACATCATGGGAAAACCAGGTTACTTCCATTGGCTTTTCAACGCTGATTCTGTTGAGCTTTTTTACTACGATAGATTTAAACAATTTTTTCTCCTTTTTATTTAGACTATTTTTACTATTTTAATTTCTTTAAAAATGGTTAACGTATCTGGCGTGTTTTCTGTGGCCCCCTCCGTGCCGTCTGCAAACCTCACTAACCACGACCCGTCGGGCATACGCTCGCGGGAAGTGATTTCCTCGAATACTTTTGTCTTTGGATTTCTACCATAAATAAGCGGCATATCATATCTTCCCCTCTGCTTTGATTGAACGCGGGTCTTTTATCTTCATCATTTTTGAATCGCCACGCTGTCTCCATGAAATCAGCTTTGTTTGCCATACATAAACTTGTATGTACTTTGCTATAGGTTCTATTTCCTTTAGCATTTTTTCGGATAGTTTCGTTGCCGATAATTCATCCTTTCTTGATTTAAGAATGTTATGCTTTTTCCCGAACATATCTACGTAGATAATCTCTGCATAAAAATGTTTTCTCATGTTATCCTTTCTTGATATTCAAGTCCTAAACTACCTCTAAACCACGTGGTTTTTTCTTGGCTTTTTTACATGCTGGTAATCTTATAAATTCGCCTCCAATTGTTGGAACATTTTTACTGAATAAATGACATCTTTTTGACTCTATTGACAAAAGTCTACAACGAGTGTTATTTTTGGGATTAATACAAGTAGGGCAATCTCTTGGAATATTAATATCATATCTTTCTACTGTTTCTACCAAAGATAATTTTTTAGTTTCATTATCTTTTGTCTCTACCTTTACCTCGCTTTTAAAACATTGTTTATTCCTCAATATTATTGGCCTTGTAATTCCCCCTGGGTTTCCTATTGTTTTTAATGTTATTTTAGGCTGGAAGACGCAGCAGCTATATTCCCTATCCATTTGAAGCGTCCACCTTTGATTCAAATAACCGCAACCGTTACATGATAGCTTTCTTTTTGGATATCCTATGGTATGGAGTCTTTTTATGTATAAAGTTGACATATTTTTACCCTCGAACACTCGTAGGTATATTTACCTTCTTTATTGCCGTCTCATATTTCTTGCATGTTGATGGCCTAAACAATTTCAACATTTTTGGATAGCTTGAATTGGCGTTAGTTATTGGTGCTGGATTTACTTTAAGGGTTTCGTTAAGCAACATGCATTGATAACAATTAGACGGTTGCAACGTGGGGATATATTCTATGGGCGTTTCCTCCATTGTGGCTAATGGTATTCTCGGCGGAGCGATTATGCGTATGTAATGGCATCCATCGCAGTAGTCTAAATCGGATAGCTGAATATGGAACTTATCGTCTACTGCAAAACATGCGCTAGAACAAAGTCCTTTTTCCTGTTCAGGAATTTCCTTTTCAGATTCTACGCATTCTTTAGTCCTTATAAACTGGGGCGGTCTATCATATGTATATCTGTTTGGCCCGGTTATGAATTGCAATTCCTTATGGAAGATTCCGCATTCGCTTATGTACCCTGATTTTTCAGCAGAATATTTTGATTCTACTTCTGGACATCTTTTGCATAACAAAGAACGGGGCTTGCCCGAGAGTCTTATTAAGCGTTTCTTTTCTAACGTTATACTAAAGTGCATCATTGTTTGTCCTTTCATTATCATCGTCTATTAATTCCATGAATTTCGCCTCTTCAGAATAGTTGCCATTTGATTCGCCGTACCACCTGATAGTTATTCCTCCATTAATTGTGATAAGTTTGTAGAACACCCAAGTGAAGCTCTCATCTTCCCCGTCCAGGCTCTGCAATCCCTTGCCCATTATTACTTCCGCAAGAAGCACCTCCGAATTGAGTAATACCTTAGGGTCATTATCGATGTCTTCAATAAACACCGTTTCACAGCATTCATCATCGTGGAACAATTGGAATTTGCGTCCGTCGTCTAAAGTGAAGATTATTTCCTCACTTCCTTTTTTACATCCTTCTATGTTAGTAAAGATACACCCCACGAGGTCTTCAAAAAGAATTATCTTTTTCACGCAGTATGTCTCCTTATGTTTTCTGCATATATTCTATTGGTCTTTTTATCGACCTTTAGATAGAACTTTATTACGTTCTCATATGAGGTCTTTTTTAGCATGGTCGTTGCGTAGTCCGGGAAGATGCCGGAAATACGGCCAGATTCTTTCAATACCAAAGCATACCAGATAGACTTTTGCATTTTATTATTCCTTTCTTTTTCGGCGGAGTGATTTTACTTCGATTCTAAGTATTAATCTTCGTTTAGGATATCTTCATACATTTGTTGCTTGGCTATGTCTGTTGTTTCTTGCCTCTTATTTGGTTTAGGAAAATAGTTATATCTTAATTCAACTATTGTAAACTCTAATTTCGGGTTCTTTTCTATCATTTCGGCAACTCTCAATATGGCATATTCTAATCCGTTGAACTTAATGCCCTCTGGAAGGCCGAATGTTTCTGGCGATAAATCGCTTATGAAACTTTGAACCCAAAAACCACGAGATGTTTTGGTGTGATGTTCGATGATAACCCATACGGAATAAAAAACTTTAAATCTACCGTCAAACATAGTCATGTTATGCTCCCGTCTTATAGGATACGCGAGGAAAACCTTCTACGATAGCATCGTATTCCATGCGTAATAGAATGTAGATAAAAGGCAAGGATAACGCAAGGAATCCAGTATAACAAAAGACTAGGCATATTGATAGTATCGGCGTTAGTCCGCTTTGGATACCGCTTGCGCTCATTATGGTTAAGCAACAAACAATAACGATGTAAAAGATACATTGCGTTACCACGCACAGATAACCTAACATTTTTTTGATTCTCATTTTGTTCTCCTTTAATCGGTTAAACTTGTATTTAAAAATTCATCCAATAGTATATCGCTGTCCTTAATGGTGATATCTCTTTTGATTTCTATCATCACCACCTTGTATATTTTTTTGACCTCTTTTGTTGCCTTTATGTTATGCTCTTTCCTTCTGCATTTTGTTGTATATGGTTCGCCGTGTTTAGGGGTATGTACCTTAAAGCATGGATGTCCAAGCAACATATTCTTTATTCCTTCCTTGGCTTCTTTTTCCGTGTTAAATATCTCGATGATTTCTCTCACAATATTGTCGTAAATTGCGAACACGTAAAGACGAAGCCGATACCGTGAGTTGTTTTGTTTGCGTAAAAAATCGTGCATTGTTATTCTCCTTTGTTGATTAGATTAATTAGATTAGCCAAGTCTTTTCGTCGGAGTGATTTTACCCTATTTTATTCGGGTATTTCATCGCGTGTTTTAATTCAATGTTTACTCTAATTTTTAGATGATATTATTGCAAGAGTTTAGATAAGAAAAAAAGATGAAAGATTGTTGTTTATTATTTGCCCTTGAATTTCGATAAGGCAGTTCAAGCCGCAAACTATTATCAAATTCTGGCCATGCTATGTACAGGCCAAATAATCATCGCCCATGAACAATGAAAGCAACAATCTTTATTTTTCAAAAAACCTTATTCGTTTTGTCGATTCAAATTCAATCCGCAAATTCGAATCAGACATCGAAAAGGTATGCCCAAAACTTGGGCAGTCCTCATTGTCAATGGTATCATAAAAATAAGATTTTGTCAAGCAAAATCTTTCATGGTGTCGGATGTCCCTTAGCATAAAATAGTCCAATAATTATCATGCTATTTAGCTATTGATTTATACATGCTATATGTTCAAGTAATTAGATACAAAAAAAGCCAGTCAAATTACATGAGAAACGGGTCATGTAAAATGCTGGCTTAATTCATTCATGCTATTCGGCGGAGTGACCCCCGTATCAAGGGGGCAAAAAAAATGGGCTTCCCCGGATTCGGGGGAAACCCATTCGAAAATCGACCGCCCCCCCTAAGGCGAGAAAAGGGGGGCGAAAGGCGGACGTGATTAGACTACTCGAAATATTCGGAGAATTGTTCCAAAGCTAATCGGCATACGGCAGATATTTTTCCGTATGCTTCAAGCTCACTCAATGCGCCCTTGATGAATCCGATTGCGTATTCATCGACCGAATCTTCCGCCTTATCAAAGGCCCGCTCTAGTCTTTCTCTCCAATAATCCTTTTCCGCTTCAGTCCATGTTGCCATTTTCGGGGCCTGTTTTTGTCTGAGTGATTAGTCTTTAGCTTTGAGTGCCTTGCGGAACTTGCGAACGCCCTTCAATTCCTCGCGTAATTCTTTCTCTCTATTTCTGTAAATAGAGACCGCGATTATATCGCCGAATGAAGGGGCACTAAAATCTTGCGTCAATTCAGCCCCGTGTTCCGCGAGTGCTTTGTTGATTATCGCTTTAAAATTCGGCATTTTGGGGTCAGCGATGAATTGCCCGGCTTTGATAGTGCCGACAAGGGCGGGGTCGATTGATACCAGATATCTGCATGTTGCTGGATAGTTTACCTTGACGACTATTTCAAGGTCTTTCCTGGTATCCGTCTTGGGGGTCGTGTTTGTTTTGCTCATGGTGATATCCTTAGCTATCCGCGAGATAGCCAGATACTCGCCTTTGTTTGTCCGCCCGTTCGATTTTCAAAGAACGTTGAATTGATTAACTATCAATTTCATAATCAGTATATCATACTGAAATGTAGTGTCAAGTAAAATCATCGAAAATCGACCCAAAAAGTGAAAGTTTTTTTATCTGGTTTTCGAGTCATTCTGTTTTTAATTGTCAAGCAAAATCTTTGCGCTCAAAAGAAAATACTTGACAAGAACAAAAATGTATGAATGATGATTAGACCGCAAGCTGTCCATGCAGTATGACGTTCTCCAATAATCGTAATACTAAGAACATAGATATCCATGGTCATTAATCAATCGTCTAATCATTATCGCAATTGGACTATCATATCCGACTTCATTATGGCATGGTATTGGCAAGGTATTTTTCCCTTCACTTCCTCATGCCATTCTATAGCCAATAACGATAACACGTTTTCGGTGCAACATAACACTCAAAAACGGGGCGGGGTATTGATACGTAGATACAAGGACAAAATGAGGACGTGTTTGAGCTGCCCAAGTTTTCGTCATGCCCAAATGTTGTGCATATTGGGACTGCACAAGAATTGGTCATGCCCAAAAAATGGGCAACACCCGGAGGGGGTACGGGGAGCCGCCCGCGTGAATGAGGTACTTACGACCATTCATGCGTATAGGGTCTTATAGTAGTTGTTAGGCCGTTAGGTGATAATGGTATTGGTTAGACCGCTAGTTAGGATATTAGGAAATTAGGGAGTTCAAAAATGGCTGGGGAAAAACGGTCTATAGCGAGTTAAGGTTGATTAGACGAAGTAATTTAAGGTATTGGTTGAGTTTTTCATTAGGTATGTGGTATAATATAGCAGTAGTGGGAATTGAGCCTACTGCATGGACAATTAGACTCTTAGGGAATTAATAACAATGCCAAAGAAAGACAATCAGGGAAAGTATAAGACGAGCGAGAAGATAGCGGACGTAGCGAAGTGGACTTGGGAGGGGATGACTAGGGACTTAAAGAAGACGTTTACTGCTGGTGGGAAAGCCATCAAGAAGTTCAGTGAGGAGGGCAGTAAGGCATTGGACAAGATAACTGGGGGCCAGGTTCCCAAGGCGGACGTGCCCAGGCCGAACGTGCCTGGGGTTAAGGACAGGTTTGAGCAGGAAGAGGGGTTTGGCATTTACAGGGGTAAGAAGAAGTCCGATAAGGTGGGGCTGTAATTTATGCCGTCATCGGAAGACCTTAAGCATTTATCCCGGCAACATAAGAAGTTCGTGGACAACAGGGTGAATGGGATGACCATTCAGCAGTCTGCGGAGTTAGCCGGGTTTACTTATGATTATGGGAAGGAGTTGATGGGCAAACCGTCCATCAAGACTCTGTTGAAGAAACGGCTAGAGGAAGCTGGGCTTAATGAAGAGAAGATAGCCAGCAAGATATCTGACGGGTTAGAGGCAATGGCACCGCCCAGGAAGGACGGGGGAACTCTTTACCCTGACCAGTTTGTTAGGAAGCAGTTCTTGGATTTACTGCTTAGGATTAGAGGCGACTATGCCCCTGAGGTCAGTGAGCACGTTGAGAAGGTGATACACGTGACGATAGACCGGGACATGGTTAAATCGCTTAGGGATTCGGGGTTCATCGCTGAGGATGAGGGCGAGATACTCGAAGCTGAGATAGTCAAGGAAGATGACAGACCAGAATTACCAGAACATACTGAACAAGATAAAGAATCCTAACAAGTGGATGGATGCTTGTTTGAATGACCTTTACTTCTTGTGCAGGTCTGTTCTGTTTACCCTTGAGGACAATACGCCTGGATTCAAGGATTTGCATAAGCCTACGCATAAACGGATATGCGACTTCATACAGGAGAACGCAAAGGAAGGCAACAAGTGCCTCGTGCTTACTCCCCGAGGCTGGGTCAAGTCATACGTTATAACCATTGGTTGGACCATGCAAAGGTTGCTTAATAACCTGGTTAATGGGAAGAGGGAACACCAGATTATATCTAATGCGACCATTGGTAACGCCAAGAGTTTCCTTGAGAAGATTAAGTATAACCTGAAATACAACGAACTCTTGAGGGGATTGTTCAAGGAATGGATACCAAAAGACCCTGACAATGAAGCCGAGAAGTGGACCCAGGACTGCATACAGTTGCTTGGGAACTTGATTGAAACAGGTTCTGTTGAGGGCAACTTGGTCTCCCAGCACTATAAGGTCATGATTAATGACGACCTTGTGAACAAAGATAACTCTGCGACGAAGGAACAGTTAGAGAAAACCGAGGACTGGTGGAAACTGTCCCAGTCGTTGCTTCAGAGCAATGGTATCGAGATAAACATTGGTACCCGTTGGGCGTATGACGACCTTTATGGCCAGTTCATCAAGAAGTTCATTGAACCCGACTATGAGTATATGGAATCTGGACAGCCGATAGTAGAACTACATAAGGGTAATTACCATATGCTCTGGATGGACTGTTGGTCAGACCCGGTGCACGAGACTGGTTCTACGTTCCCAACGTTGTTCCCGGAAGTTAAACTTAAGGAACTCCAGAAACAACAGGGCGACCGTTTCCCTGGCCAGTACAGAAACAACCCCCTGGCCTTAGGGAAGAACCCTTTTAAGAAGAACTGGTTCGTAAGGTGGGCACCCAAAACTGACCTGCCTAAGGTTAGGAATACCGTGATGCTTATTGACCCTAGTGGCAAGGCATCGATTGACTCAGACTATTCTGGCGTAACGGTTATTCATCTTACTGCACAGAAAACAGGACTCATAGAATTTGGTAAGCGATTGCTGATAACGGACAGGGCCCTTGCAGAATGGATAATACTCAATGCTCCAAAATTCATGGCAGATTCGATATATATCGAGGACATGAAATATAAGACTATATTTGAGCTTATGGAATTGCTGATACCAGATATGATACGGCATCAGTCAATCCCTAAGGAGAATCTTGAGTACGTAAAAATGATACCGTACATTCTTCAGCCATGTTCCCCCAAGGGAAGGCCGAAAGAAGTGCGAATCAAACATCTCACCGGCATGTTTGAGAATGGTACCTTCGCCCTGCCGTATAACGGGGCGGAAGACCTAGAAGAAGAACTCATACGATACCCATCTACCAAAGACGACGTAGTTGACTCGTTAGCTTACATTATGGACTTCCTTATCTTTCCAAAGCCGACGGACCATCCCAAGGCGTTAACACTTGATGAATCAGAGAAGATGACGGATTTGGAAAGAGAAGAGAAGGAATGGGACGAAATACGGGAATCGGTATTTGCCGGGAGTATTGTAACAGAGGAAGACATATAACATGAGTGGATGCGTAAAGAAAAAGACCTTGATTGAGGGCCCCTATGTGGCCGCTCAAACAGTTCTGAGCGATTGGATGGATGTCGATGAGTTCACTGAGTTGATAGGTTGGTTTAATGTCACCGCTTTCGCGTCTCGTGCGGATGAAACCGCTATCGTTACCATCGAAAGAGAAGCGGACAATACGAATGGTTATACAACGATTATTACGTTCACAACGAAAGACTCAACCGGTGCGGTCTCCGAAGAGAAGTCTGCCACATCCTTGATTGGTGGGCGTATCCGGGCGAGACTTGTTCTGGCGGGTACGTGGTCAACCAAGTCAATTACATTGTCCGTAAAGGTACAGGCCAAATCAGCGTAACCGTCACCATAGAGCGGTACGCGTTTATAAGGGGTTTAAATTATGGGTATGCTTAAGGGAAAGAGCACCGCTAATGGGCTTGAAATATCTCGGAGATGTTACTTCATTGGCCCTATCGGACTCCAGTATGCGGACGGTAAGGTTGCTTGGCTTTGGTGCGATACGGACAAAGCACTCAGGTTCTCTGCCACCTATCCTTCTGCGTTCAATTCTGATGGTACGTTGGTAACGGCGGCCTTGACTGACGGGCCTACGGGCCCCACCGGGAAGACCGGAGCCAAAGGTGCGACCGGAGCCAAGGGAGCCACTGGTGCGAAGGGCGCAACCGGTCCCACCGGGCCTACTGGCCCGACTGGTGCGTAAGTAATATGGCGTCGGGGGTATTCATTCAGGTGGGTACCCCCAACTTTAAGGAGCATGTACAGTGATTTGGATATTGTTAGTCGTGTTGGCTTGGCACATTATCAGTGAGATTCTGTCACGTATTGAACGCGACAAACTCATGAACCGGATAATGTCGATAGATTACAAGGAGTACCAGTACTATGATAAGAAGTTTCCTGAGGATGTTAGGGAGGTTGTTCGGCTCCGTGAGAGAGAAGATAGAGCAGTACAGGCTCAAATTAAGGGAAGAGAGAAGGGAACACTCCAAGACATCGGAGATACTGAAGTAATCCCTAAGGAAGTAGAACAGTTTTTAGCTAACTCTGAATCCGACTGGGCACCGGAAGAGATAGACATCGTGAAAGCGAAAGAATTAATTGGGGCAATGGATGAACCTGAAGACGATAGAAAATAAAATATACGAAGGCGCAAAACTTAACGAAGATGAGGAGAATTTTCTTCTCAAGAAAGTTCAAAACTATTGGGATAACCATCCTGATGTTACCAATAGATATCCTAGGTGGAAAAAATATATAGCGTGGGTCGCTGGCTACCAGACCTATGATTATAATAAAACATACAAGAAACTGTATGAAGTCCCCCTTAACAGGGAGAAGCGTGTGGTCATTAATAAACTTAAGCCATACGTCAGAACCCTTCTTTCCAAGTTGACCGCAGATGTCCCGGTGCCCAGCGTTATTCCGAATACAAACGATGACGACGATATCTGTGCCGCAAGAATAGGCGATAAACTTATCGAGGGTGTTGCCAACAAAATCAACTTCGATATGGTAATCAAAGACCTTAAACTCTGGACGATTCTTTGTAACCGTGCATATCTCCACGTCTTCTGGAACGAAGAAGACAAGGGCGTTATAGGTTACGGGAATACTAGAGGAGCAAATGTTGGTGGTGGAGCAGGGAACAAGCCAGAGGAAGGGAACCCCAACGTTGACATAGAGACACCCCCGTCTGACGTTGAACTGGCTGGAGCAGGTGGACTCCCGTCGAATCCTCAGGAAGAGACAACCGGAGAACCTACTTATGAAGAAGGCGATGTCTGTATAGAGTCTGTGAGCCCTTTTAACTGTAGACCCGACCCCCTGTACCAAGAACGGTCTCGGTGGCGTTGGTTTATCTATGGCGATGAGGTCGATGCGGAATGGGTTGAGAATAAGTGGGAACTGGCCGAAGGGTCGCTCAAAGAAAAAGATGACGTGCTCGATAATGCATATGAGCTTACCTTGCAGGACGAGCAGGATATAAACATCGGCCAACCTAGTCAGGATGAGGATGTGACCGGCAGGACGGTTACTCTCAAGGAGTTCTGGACTCCGAGGATATATGTCTTCTGTACCGAGAAGAAGGTTCTTCAGTACGGTATCAATGAATACGGAGAAATCCCATTCTTTGATGTTGAAGACCGGATTATCCCAATTGACTCTTATGAGAAGGGATTTACATACAATGAAAGCCTGATTAAGGATGCTATCCCGATTCAGAGGGAATACAATAGACAGGCATCTATAATTTCTCAGGCACTGGAACGGTGTTCTAAACTGAAGGTTCTTACTCCCCTTGGCTCACTGCTCAGTAAGAAGCAATGGGTCAACGACTATGGTGTCTTCATTGACTATAACCGGAACGCTGGAGAACCTCACCAGATGAAGATGGACCCGTTCCCCGTAGAGCTTACGCAGTATAAGAACGACCTGGAAAGGGAAATGGAGGCTACGGTGTCTCTCTCCCCGGCATCCTTTGGTCGTCTGCCTGAACGTGCCTCACACGCTTCTGGCACATTGGTTTCTCTCTTGCTGGAGCAGGATGATGTTATCCTGAATCCAATACTTAATCAGATAAATAACGTTATGGGTAAGGCATGGACACTGGCCCTCAGGCTTATCCAAGAGAATTACATTATAGGTAGATATCTTCGTGTTACCGGCTCGGATGGTTCTGGTGATATTGAATCCTTTAAGGGGACTGACCTTCGTGGCAACACTAATGTTACAGTGACCAACCAATCAGGTCTTCCTCGTTCTAGAGCCCTTAGGGTTGAATACATCATGAAACTTCGTGAGTCGGGATTGCTTAGGGACGACAAGACTACTCTGGAAATGCTGGAGTTCGGCAATGCAAGCAAGATTTTCTCCGAGACTCTAGTGCATGAGCGCAAGGCCCATCGGGAAAATTCTATGATTGAAAAACAACCGAACATAGACCCTAATGCTGTTCAGCCCTGGTTGTACCCGCTGGAAGACCATAACATCCACATGAAGATTCACCTTAACGATAGATTGTCTATCAAGTTTGATAGATATTCGGAGAACCAGAAGGCGGCCCTCGAGGGCCACATCCAGATGCACGCACAAGTCTTGCAACAACAGGCAGAGGCCCAGGCCCAGGCCATGATGCAAGCAAAGGGCAACGCTCCCCAGGAACCAAGTCAGGCTGGCCCCGAAGGGCAACCAGTCTAACTTAGAGACAGGACGTCCCTTGACGATAAGGATTTAAAATGCCCGGTGAATTTGATTATGACGTGATTCAGAAACAATTGAACCCAACGTCCGATGTTGAAGAAAAAGAGAACGTCGAAGTAGATGAGGAAGATGACTTCTTTTCTATGACCCCGAGAGACGTCGAGGGGGAAGATGAAGATGAGGAAGAATCTCCAGAAGGCGACGACAAAGATGTGAAGGAGAAATCTCCAGAAAAGAAAGAGCCAACTGACGCGGAAGCGGAAGCACTCAAGTCTGCCGTAATAAAGCAGTATGGAGAAGACTTCTCACTTAATATCAAGGGTAATGTACGTTCACTTAAGGACGTCCCGGCAGATGAACTAAAGAATGGTCTGCAAAAAGCATTTAGAGGCGACCAGATATTTAACGAGTTGTCTAATGCTCGGAAACAGTTTGAGGAAGAGCGTAGGCAATTCGAGGAGCAAAAATCGCAACAAGAGGCAACACTTGGTGAGCTGAAGACTCGGCTCAACAATCTCATGAAAATGAACCCCGGCAATGCGCCCCGTTACAATCAGTTCGGGCAACCAGAAACCGAGGACGTCAGTCCCTCTCCCTATGACTCTCCAGAAACGAGGGCATACAAGGAAGAAGTAGCAAGAACGCAGGAACGGCTCAACACCTTGGAGAGTGGACTAAACAAGTCTTCGCAGGAGGCTTACGTTCGTTCTATTAAGAACGAGATAGAGTCTCTGGCAAAAGATTATCCTCTTGCTCCGGTAGACGAGATACTAGCCATTAAGCTCGTCAAGCCTGAAGTTAAAACAGAAGAATTGCTTCAGGCGGCCCACGATTATTACCGTGCAGATGAGAGAATCGACATTGCTATCAGGAGCAATCCAGAGTATATGAAGAAACTCGAAGAGCAGGTAATAAAGAATTATTTAGCGAGGCGTCAGTCTGCAAAGAAGGTTACTGGCGTTCAGAAAAGCTCCTCTGGCTCTGAAAAAAGTTTTACGAAGGGCAATGTACCTATTCGTGACTTTAAACAAGCAGATGCGGCGGCACGAGGGTTCCTTCGGGAGATGGCTCGTTCTGACCGTGATTAACAGAGGATATTGTGCAAGAATTTCAGTATATTCAGGACATTCTCAAGGAGTTTTATGCTCCGGCGATTGTCAATCAGTGTTATAAAAAGGCCCCTCTTTGGGCCCAGATTGAAAAAATAACCAGCCCCGTTTACGGTAAGCGAGTGGTTATCCCCGTTCAGACTGCCTTCACTCAGGCTGTCGGTGGGCGTGTGGCCAATGACTATTCTCTTCCTACCGCACAGCGGAACACTTTCGACCAAGCCTATGTCTACATGAAGAGGCTCTATGGTCGTATTCAGGTTGATGGTTTCTCTATTGAATCCGCTTCCGGCAAGGGCGGGTGGGTTGATATAGTTTCTTCGGAAACTAAGGGAGTGGCCAATGCCTTCGCCATGGACATGGACAGGCAGGTCATGGGTAGGGGCGATAGCGTCATCGGTGACGTTTCCGCGGTCTCTAGCGAGTACGTGCTTGCTACCGACAACCCCCTCGGTATCACTGAGGCAACCCCCAGCCATCGTTGGTTCAAGGCTGGCATGCTCGTTGACGTTTGGAATCCTGGTACGGCGGCTAGACTTTCTAGCATCACCATCAATTCCATAAGTGGGAACTCTCTCACTTGCGACGTTGCCATCAACACTTCTAGTATTGCAGATAACGACACCATTCACCGCCATGGCGTCATGAGTGCAACTCCTGCAAATATCGGCGAAATCATGGGTATTGACGGTATCGTTGATTCAGCCAATCCGATTGGGTCTGACTTTGAAGGCATTGACCGTGCGAACGAAATCTGGCAAGCGTACAAGAACGCAACCTCTACGGTCATTTCTGAAACTGCCATTCAGGAAAATCTCGATGCTATTGACAACCGGACGGACGGAGACCCGGTTGACCTGATTCTCACGACCCAGGCTCTTCGTAACAAGCTCATTGACATCCTGCGTGAAGACCGCATGATTGACACAATGGAGCTTAAGGGTGGGTGGAAAGCCCTTAAGTATGTCGGTGGGCCCGCAGGTGAGCTCCCCATAATGACCCATAGGGATTGCCCTACTGGTTATATGTATTTCCTGTCCCTGCCTCACCTCAAATTCTATACACTGTCTAAACTTGTTTGGGATAACAAGGGCGGTGGTATTCTTAAACCAGTTGCCGGTTACGATGCTTATGAAGCATGGTTTAAGATGTATTGCAATCTTGGCACGGATTGTAGCAACGCACACGGAAAGGCGACCGCGTTCACGACCGCCTAAGGTCACGGCCCTTAGGTTGGTATTCATATAGCGGCACTGTACACTCAGGTTAGGGGGCCTCGAAAGGGGCCCCTGAAGCCTCTCGGAGAAGAGATGATAGCTCCAGATTATTTGCAACACGAGGCCCTGCTCATGAATAATCGTTATTTCATAGCATGGAACAACGAGAAGAAAAGGTGGGAACTCCGTGCTTGGAAAGTCAGGCCGTTGTTTAATGTTACGCCAAAGATAATTAAGAGATGGGTTGGTCAAGATAAACCATCTTATTTGATAAAACGTTGCTTTTCCTCTGATGAGGTTGGCAATGATATTGGATACAAAAACATAGAAGGGACTTCGTTTATACAGGATTGTAAACGTGGACTTTATAATATGCAGATGGCTGTTAGGATTTTGAGAGAAATAGATGAAGCGAACCTAAATAAAGAAATAGCAGAGTCGAAGGAAAACGATTATCAACACCGGGCCGCCGCATCAACAATATGGCACCATTATCAGGAGCCAACTGTTTTTGTTCATAAGGACTAAGGATGTCAATTACTACAGCTAATTCACTCTCTATCATACGTAGCCTCGTTGGCGAGACTACAGCTAAGTATTGGACAGACGTTGAGCTTGGGTTGTATCAACAGATGGCTATGGCCAAGGTGCTGTCGCAGTACGGTCCTTGGTTGTTTAATAAATATAAGAACATTGCAAACCTTAGCACGGTAGCGGGCACTGCTGACTATGACTATCCTACCGATTGCTATAAAATATCATATATACAAGACGCTATCACCGGTAGTAAACTGAGATATGTCGATGACGATGAGTATTGGAAATATAAGGGGTATCCCACCTCCACCGTGGCGTGGACTCACGTGGGTGGAAAGATAAGATTTATACCTACTCCATCTGGTACGGTTACAAATGCTTACATAGTTTGGTATTTAAAGAACCTGGATGAAGTTACGGACTTCCCGGATATACTCAGGGCCCTAATAACCGTTGAAGCCGCCATACTCGCCAGGACTAAAGACGAGAACGTTACTGCTGACCTAATAAACATGAAGAATGAATATAATCTCTCTGCCATGGTTGAACTTCAGACCACCAATATGCACGATGTGGTAGAGATGGGTGATTTCTCTGAGGAAGATAGTCTTGCTTAAATCAACGACTAGGTTCTATTCGTTCGACGACTTCTCCCAGGGTCTGGATTGGTCTGCCCCCGCAGACAGGGTTGAGGGTGCAGTTCTGCATGATGCTAAGAACGTGAACCTTACTCTCTGGAAGGCAATAGAAAAGAGGAACGGGTGTTCCAAACTCTTTGCCACTTCGTATGATGAGCACAACAGGGTAGAGTCTATGTTCGAGCATTACAGGACGTCCGGGGCTAGCCTCCTGCTCGTGCAGTGTGGCGGGAACCTCGGGTACTATAGCTCGTCTTGGAATACACTTATAACCGGACTTACGCTTGATAAGCCCATGAGTTACGCTAGGCACCTTGGTTACACGTTCTGCGTTAATGGTAGTTCGGTCAATCATAAGATAATCAACACCTCGGTATACAACGTCGGTATAACGCCTCCTGTATCGGCACCTGGAGTTACGCGTGGTTCTTCGATACTCGGAACTACCACAGCTGATGGCCCAATGGGCACATACAGATACAAGTACACCTACTATAAGTCTGGGGCACCGGTATGCGAAAGCAACGGGTCTCCAGCTTCCTCCTCTGTTTTAAATATATATGCAGGTAATAACTATAACATCCTTGTCCCGCATGTGGCAAGTACCGACCCTCAGGTTGACCAGATACGGATATACAGAAGCGTGGACGAGACAGTGGAAGCTTACGATACGTGGTATCTGGTTGCGGCCATTGCGAACACTACAGGTACGTATAGCGACATACTTCCAGATGCATCGTTGGGAGCAGTGCTTGAGACTACGCATACAAAACCTCCCATTGCCACATATATCACTCTACACAAGAATAGGATGATATACGCCAACTGCCCTACGATTACCGATGGCAACTCTGTATTCATGTACTCTGAGGTTGGGCAACCGGAGTATTGCCCTTCTGGGAATTACCAGTACTTTGACAGAAGCGATGGTGACGAGATAACGGGTGCGGCCTCTCTTGGTGATTATCTCATAATCTTCAAGAAGAAGAAGGTGGCCATCATGGAAGGTAGTTTCTCTGAATGGTATACGCTCAGTCCTAACGTTGGTTGCGTGGCTCCGTGGGCCATAATTAAGTTCATCGACCGGGTGATGTTCCTGTCTGAAGAAGGTTGGAAGATAACTGACGGTAAGGAGATATTCGACGTCTCCAAGAAACTCTCTACGATAATACAGGGTGGCTACATATCTTGGGATAACAACCTCTGGTACTCTGCGGCTTATTACCCTGTAAGAAAACAGTTCCTGTATCTGCTTGGTGCCAATAACATGGTCATGGTGGGTCACTCGATGTCTCTCTTGTATCAGGACAGCCAGGAAGACAATACCGTAGACGCTCAGTACATAGGTTGGACATATCACGTGTACCCAAACCAGTCTCTCTCGTGTCTTGGCACCTATACGGATTCTATGGGAATCACCAGAATAGTAGCCGGAGACTATAGCGGGCATATCTACCAGCTCGATGATGGGACTACAGACGATGGGTATGACATCCCATACCAGATTGAGACCGGATGGTCTACGTTCACTGCATCCGAATATAAGTCGATTCGGGATTACTCGATGTATTCTAAAGACCTTAGGATGCTGAACTTCGTGTACTCAAACGGAAATGCAGAGACCCACACCGTTGAGGTCGATATAGACTATGCCAAGTCTATAGATTCTATTTACTTGACAAAGGGACTTGGTTCCTTCTGCGGGCCAACTACCTATTGTGGTTATACTTACTGCGGTTCAGATTCTACGTATACAGAGAATCTGCCCGTTTCAGATAAATGTACAGGCCGGAAATTTAGATTTAGAGTGTATGGTTCTACAGATAAGCCATTTACGTTGCGGGAAATAAACTGTGCGTTTAGGCTTAGTAATATTCGTGAGGGAGTTTAATGGGTACTATAGCCGCCGTGCTAATCGTCAAAGATGAAGAGTCTATGATATCCAAATGCCTTGAGTCAGTCAAGGATGCAGATGAGATTATAGTTGTCGATACGGGGTCTAAGGATAAGACCTGCGAGATTGCAAGGAAGTATACCGACAAGGTGTATGAGAACGAATACCAATGGGAAGATAGCTTCTGCAAGGCCAGGAACTATGCCAAGGGAAAGGCTACGGCAGATTGGGTTCTCTCTATTGATGCAGACGAGACTATTGAGCCTGATGGAATCAAGAAACTCAGGGCAGTGGTTGACGACCCCAAGTTCAGGGTCTATGACCTCTGGCTGAAAGATGCCAAGAACGGTGCGGAACATAATTTCCCGAGGTTCTTTAAGAACGATAAGGACATCTTCTGGATTGGAGATATCCATAATTATATTAACGTGGCAGGTGAAGCACAGGTTAATATTACGATAACCTATGATTATTCACCCGCCCACGCCAAAGACCCTGAAAGGGCCTTTAGGATTCTTAAGAATACCGTAGCAGAGAATCCTCGTTGCGTTAGAGAGAAGTTCTATCTTGCACGGGAATACATGTATAGGAACGATTGGAACTCGGCTATCGAATGGTATAATAGATACCTTGAAGTTGCCATATGGGGGCCGGAGATAGCGGAAGCAAAGTTCCAGTTATCGCACGCATATTACAATATAGGTGACGCAGATAATGCTAGACAGCAATGTCTTGAGTCTATAGGTATTAACGCAGACTACTCAAGTTCATTGAATTGGATGGCCTTTCTTACTGGGCCTCTAAACAAGGAACGATGGCTCCTTTCCGCGGAATCTGCCAGGAACCAGAACGTCTTGTTTAAACCTGGGTTTAATGAAATGGGTAGTCCGTATTATGACTCTCTGTTCACTTGGTCCAAGGACTTCTCCAGATATCAGAAGATGTACGAAGAGATAATTGAATGGGCAGGGACTTATCCCGTTCTTGATGCGGGTTGCGGAAACGGAACCCTATTGTCAATGTTCAAGGGAGACGCCATTGGCATAGACTTCTCTCAGGTTGCGGTTGAACAATGTAGAGAAAAGGGCCTAAAGGCTGATGTTGCCAATCTTTATGATTATAAATTTGGCGGCGATAGACTGGTTGTTTTTTCCGAGGTACTTGAGCATATGGATGACATCAAGTTGATTAACTCTTTACCAAGTGGTACAAGGGTTATTATAAGCGTCCCGTCGTTCCCAGATGAATCGCATCTTAGGATATATACATTTAAATCGTTTGAGAGAAAGTTTAAAAATAAATTAAGGATTATTAAGCATGATACGTTCTACTGGAATAATGGTTGGGACAATAAGGCACCATATTCCAATGAATATATAACATTGATTATGGCATATGTCATTAACTAAAGTAGTTTTAAAGTATTCCGAAGACAAGAAGCAGATGCAGATAGTCCATGAGGACTTGAAGAAAGCTATCAATGGAATAGTAGATTATTTAAACTCTGGCGGTTCTTCTTCCGGTGGAAGTGGAGCCAAAGGTGCTACCGGGCCAGTGGGCCCCAAGGGGGCTACCGGGGCTAAAGGCCCTACCGGCCCCTATGGAATCTATGTAACCGGAACAACTGGGAAAGAGAAACAGATTCTTCAGATGGGTGGGTCAAGTCTTCCAGTGTGGGGACCAAAACTTACAATATCAACAACCGCACCAACTGGGGCGAGTGAATTAGATATTTGGATTTGCTTACCAGCAAATTAAGGAGTTATTAGATGGCTAAATTTATCCATGATGATGTACTAAATGCGGCATTAAATTATATAAAATCTAATGCCTCAAAAATGTACGCATGTTCTGCCTTGCCGACCACGTATAACGAGGCTACGTCAACCTACGCCCTGGCAGATGTTGCGGTGGCGTCCGGGGACTTTACTCTGGCAGATGGAGATGCGAGCGGTCGCAAGGTTACGGTTGGGGCAAAGAGTGGCGTTACGGTAGACACTAGTGGCACAATCACGCACATCGCTATCGTAGACGATACAAACTCTAAGTTACTGCTTGTCACGACAGTGACGTCTCGTGCGGTTCTCGCATCAGACAAGATTGACATCCCGGCTTTTGATGACGAAATAGCCGACCCGAGTTAATAGAACATGAATAAACTCTGCACGCAGACAAACAAGAACACTCTTTTTCTATCTAGGTGGGGCGACGAGGCGGTTGCCGAAATCACCTGCCACGACAAGGGTGTATTCTTTAAGGAAACCGAGCAGGGCATCGACTTCGATATTGTTCTCGAACGTAAACCTAGAACTAATGTATTTTCGTACCAGGTCAGGTCTAAAAACTTGGCCTGGTACTTTCAACCCGCTCTGACCAGGGCTGAAATAAGACAGGGTTGTTATCGTCCAGAAACCGCTGTTGGTTCCTACGCGGTTTATCACCAAAGCAAAAGAAACGGAATATATGAAACTGGAAAGGCGTTCCATATTTCTCGTCCAGTTGTTGTTGACAGGAACGGAGAGCGTAGTTGGGCTAAACTAAGGTACAGGGATGGCCAACTCGATGTTGTTGTTGACCCTGCATTTCTTCGCAGGGCCGCCTACCCGGTCATCGTTGACCCGACGTTCGGGTATACGACAGCCGGAGCGTCGAGTTATGCGTCCGGTCCAAACTACATGCTCATCTGCCCGCTCCAGGCTCTGTCTGAGGCCGGGACGTTGACGGGGATGAGTGTCTATGGCAGGTATCTCAATTCTGGTGATAACATACAACTGGCCGTCTACGATTCAGACGGAGACCTGGTGGCGAATACGGGGGCTATAGGACTGGTATACCCCAACGGATGGGTGTCAGGTGATTTAACTAGTAACCCTTCTGCTGCCGCGGGGGACTATTACCTGGCCTACGAGGTCAGCGCGACAAACTCCAGGGTCAGTTATGATTCTGCCGCCTCTGCCGCATTTTACAAGAGCAACTCGTATGGCACTTGGCCGGCCTCAATAGCCTCGAAAATCTCCTCGAACTCCTGGGTGTTCTCGATGTACGTCACCTACACTGCGTCTGGGGGCACGACATATACTCTTACCGTGGCGGATTTGGCTAATAGCCATGCTCTTGATTCCCCGTCATTGATTCCTACGTTTGGAATGTCCCCGGCTGACTTGGCTCACGGGCACTCTCTGGACTCTCCGTCTTTGGTGCCTACGTTGAAGATGTCTCCAGCTGACCTGACGCACGGACATACTCTCGATTCTCCAGCTCTCGTTCCTACGTTCAAGTTGACCCTTGCTGACATGCTTCATGGCCATACACTTGATTCTCCGTCTCTGGTTAGGACGCATTCACTTGCTGTTGGTGAACTCTCTCATGCTCATGGACTAGACGCTGTTGGCCTTAAGGTTATACACGCCATCGTTGTTGACGCTTTGGCGCATGCCCAATCCTTAGACTCTCCGACCCTGGCCCTTACGCATTTGCTGTCTGTGGCAGATATGCTTCATGGGCACGGTATAGAAAACGTTGCGGTTGCTATCGGTTCGATTGGGTTATCTGTTGACAATCTACACCATTCACATATTCTTGATAGTCCAGTACTGGTAATCACCCATGAACTGACGGTTGACGACCTCTTGTCTTCGCATCTGCTGGATAGCATATCGCTTTCTAACGCGATGATTTACGTTAGGATTGGCGGTGTATGGGTTGCGTGCAAAGGTGACAGCACCTCGGTTGCGGCGGAACCTCCTCTTGGCTCACCTACAGTAGACGGTAGCCTATTGTCGTCAACAGTTGCAGGTGTTAGGTCATGGGCTTTACGGAACTCTATTGCACTTACACCGGTCGTTTCTCTGTTTATAGATTACGCAGATGCTGTTTCCTATTTAAATTCAGGGGAACCCGGTAGGGAATACCATTTTGTTGTTCCAGTTGGGGCGACCGGAGCATGGGCAGGGAAAGATAATCAAATAGCAATATATAAATCATCTGTATGGAGATATGAAACCCCTGTTGATTATCAGCAAGTTATAGCTTATATGGATGCTGGATATAGTCAAGATGGTCACATATATCAGTACATAGAATTTGCTGAAGTTTGGGTGCAAATGGAACTTAAGGTTCACGAGAGTTCGCTGACCTTAGAAGACAATACTACTGGAGATGTTTCGGCATCCGCCCATGGGTTATGCCCCAAACTACCCGCGGTTGCAACTAAAGTATTGTACGGAGATGGTTCATGGATGGAAGTAGCGGGCTCAACTGGCGTTATCAAGGTATATTCTAAGCCTTCGGCCAATGTTAGGAACACCAATGCGGCGGCGGTTGCTACTCATTCACTAACAGACGTACTGCTCAAAGAATGGGTTCTTGGAGAGTCGGTTAAGGGCGTGAGAATATCGTTCCTCGTGAAATCTTCGACTTCTGGTTATGTTGCCCAGGCTCAGATAAGAAGGAACGGCACAGCCATTGGAACGTTGCGGGAATCAACAACAGTCGCCGGAAATACATATACAGAAGACTTCACTGATTTATGGTCTTCTGGTGATGTCATCCAACTGTATGGTTCAATCGACGATGTATCAAAGACGTGTACCGTATCGGCCTTTAATTTCTTGTATGACAGAGCTATTGCGGGGTTTGGCCCTTGGAACATTGATACCCCAACTGATTTCTTAACAACTGCGGAACAGACCGCATACAGTATGACAGCAAATTCTTAAGGAGAATACATGGGACTTATAGTAATGTATCACACTTTTACTGATACGCAAGATTCAGGCGGGGCACTTACCGCGAGCAATGTTAATACCAATTGGCAACGCTTATATACACTGGTCAATGGGAACCTAGACCAAGCAAATATAGCACCGACATATTTCCTTACCCGCTCTGGAACCAAGCCTACGTGGGCCGCAGGATATGAGGGGCAATTCTGGTATGACTCAACAGACCACAAGGCTTACGTTGGTAGTAACGCTACGTGGCTTCCCGGCATGGGGGCTACGGGCCCGACTGGGCCGGAAGGGCCGACCGGGCCAACTGGTGAGATAGGCACTCTCTCATATACTTGGGTTATAGCCTACCCGGCTACGGGAAGGGTACTTGGCCCAGAGCTTCAGTCTGACCATACTGTTAGCCGCGTGTACGCACGTACAGCTACCGCCGGTACTGGAGCCGCTTACGTTACCTTCAACATTGACAATATGGTCGGGGCTAAGGGTACCACTGGAAGGTACGTATTGCCTCACGGGTTAATAGCTAACTTAACAGGTGTTGCCTACACTGGCACGTCCGGCTCAACCGCACCGATATGGGGATACAACGAGATACTCGACAAGTCGGTGGTTGATGTCGTAATAACTGCGGTCACCGGTGAGCCTAAGTACGTAGCCATCACAATGGTTTGTACGGTGGAAATCTAATGCTTAGTGTAGTTTTTGTAGCATCTGGGACTTGGGTTTGCCCTAACGGTATAACCAAGATTATAGTCCAATGCGTTGGCTCGGGGGCCAGTGGCGGTGCCGGACTGTATGAGAATGGAGCCGGGGGCGGTGGAGGCGGTGCATACGCCAAGACAACAATGGTTCCTACTGCTGGAAGAACTTACGTAGTCACAATATCTGCTGACGCCAAATTTTCTTATGGTGCAACCACATATTGCCTAGCGGACGGTGGATACGTTGGGCAGAACTCTACGGAAGAAGGAGTTGGTGCAGGTGGCTCTGGTGGAACAGTAGGTAACTGCGTAGGGGACGTTAAAACAGCAGGGAACGACGGTGCAAGTGGATTCGTATTCCACGGTGGCAAGGGTGGCAACAGTGCATTGGGTGACATCGGTGCCGCGGGCGGAACTACCGGGAACGATGGAGAAGATGTAGTGGTAGAAGACAGCCACGGAGCCGGTGGCGGTGGAGGCGGAGCCGCTAGTGGAGGTGGAACCTCTGGTGGAGACGGAAGCGTTGGTATGGTTATGATAACCATGTTTAGGAAGAATTTGGTTACAAACGTAATCAAAACGGATTAAGGAGAAATAAATGCCAATAAGCGGCGCAGGGATGTTAACGGCAGGTAACTTCGCCAATAAGGTAGCTAGCGGCGGGATGAGTGCATTGACTGGCGGGCTCTCTGGTATTCTCGGTGCAATGGCCCCAGGGATACCTCAGCTATTGACGGGTATCATAGGTGGGTTGTTTGGCAAGAGCCCCACTTCTAGGTATAAATCTATGTCTAAGGCACAGATTGAAAACATTCAGAAATACATGAAGCCCACTACAGAGTATTACAATTTTGCTCAGAATGCACCCGCCAAAGATGCGGCATATAATTCCGCGATAACAAATATGATGTCTAAATACGGACTGTAATATGCCATTCTTTGAAAAATACGATAAGTTTTTATCTCAAGGTCGGGCAAGCGGTAGGCCCGTTGGGGTCAAGAATGGTCAGGGTACTCAGCCTATGGCGTTTGAGAACCCTATGCTTAAGGGAATGGCCCAGACTCAAACACCAATGTCGGGTTCTGGGTCTAGTGGTCAAGGTAACGAGCCGATTACCACTACGATTCAACCAATGCAACCGGCTCAGTCGGTACTCGGTGCACCAAAAAAGATGTCTCTTTTAGATTGGGCAACTGGAATTAATTCACAGGTGAAGAAAAATGGCGTACACAGCAAGTAACTATGCGGCAGATAAGCAGGTTGCATTTAACCCATACGGACAATACAGGGCGGCAACTGCGTATAAGTCCCCTACCGTACCAACGTCTACCAATACTTACGGTGGGGTAAAACCAGAAGCCACGGTTGGTAGAACAGACCAGGAAACCCAACGTCTCTATAACCAAGCTCGGCTTAACATGACGGGGGCCACCAAGGGGGCGGCGCAGACGTTGACCGATAAAATGGGCGGAGTTGGATTCGTTCCTGGGCAGTCCGGCGTTGCGGACACTGCGTTAGGTAATGTTTATTCTGAGGGACTAAATACATTGGGTTCTACCATGGCTGGGATAGCTTCTAATGAACAGCAAAATAGATTTGCTAATCAATTAGAACTCGATAAACTTAATCAATCAAGATATGAGTTCGGTAAGTCTTACGGGGCCAACAGGGAAGACGCCACGATGAATAGTCTTCTTTCATACATGAACCTCATGCAGAACTCTCAGGCCAGTCAGTATTCTCCTTATTGGTCAGCACTCGGTTCGGCCACAACCTATAACCCAGGAGCTTAATAACAATGGCAAACTTTGATTTGTTTTTACAGGGCCTTTCTAAGGCCGCAGATATCGTAGGTAAAAACTTGTATGAGCAGAACATGCTCAACAAACAACATGCATATGAACAAGAGAGTACTATCAATGCAGAGAAGCGTGCGGAGGCTAGGGCGGCCAGAGAAAACCTGACTGCATATCAAAGAAACATTGCAATGGCCAAGTTGGGTGGAGAGATATCGGTAGGTATAAATAAGGCAACCGAAGATTATAAGGTAAGTCTTCAACGTAATGAAGAACAACATAATGCTGACCTAGAAGATGCATTCAATGACCCTCATCTCCATAACTATATTGACCAACTTGAGATGTCTTCACAATATGACCAAGCCGCCGCTCAACAAAAGGGTTTACTGTATGGAGTTTTGACTAAGATAAAACAAGGTGACGTGCAGTCCCAGTTGTCAGAAGAAGAACAAGGTATTCTAAATACGATACCGGATGACGCTAAAACAAAGATAGCGTTGGCATTAAACAATAACGCAATAAGAAAGTCCGCTCTCGATGAAAAGGCCATGAGTATAAAATATCACCAGGCTCTTATTGATAATCTCAACGCTGGAAAGGTTTCATGGGGTACCTCCGCCTGGGAATCTGCGTATACGAATATTAAAAACGAACAAGCTAAACTTATTGGTGACATTAGAAAGGTTCGGGATTCTATTCCCTCAAGGATTGCTTACCAGAAATTCCTTAAAGAACAGGCGGGGACTGGTTGGAACCCAATGGCAGACCCACGGTCACACCCTAATTGGGTACAATGGGTCGATAAGCACGGAGAGGAAGCTAGGGATATCGAGAACACCCAGAACGATATAGGGTCTTACCTTGAACAAATGGCACAAAACGACATGCTGTTGAAGAGGCTTAACATGATGAACCCTAAATATGACCCATCGCAAGACCAGGCAACCTCTGACCAACCGGTTGAACAACAACAGCCAACCAGCCCGCCACAACAACAGCAACCTCCCGCGGGGGCGGGTGGATTTGTGAGCAAGGTATCTCGTGGAGTCCGCTCGTTTGGAGAGGGCATGAAACATTTCGGTAGGTCCATTGATGCACAGCGACACCCAGAGTGGTATGGGCTTCCCAAGGATGTAAAGATTACAAGCCTTTCTTTCGAAGACGAAGCACTTGATATTCTTAAGGAGCTTACAAAAAAAGATATTGGTAAAGTGTTTTACGTAAGCAATAAGGATGAATATGTACAAGTGGTAGAGGCCAAAACCCCAGGTGAACCATCTAGTTTAGCCTTAAATATATATCCTAAAATCAAGAAGGATTAATGGTGCCGCAACAAACATTATCTGTAAGCGAATATATAAAACGAAGTCAAGCAAAACCTATCCCCATTGAAGAATACATACGTAGAAATACTATGGCGTATGTCCCCGTGCAGGACTATGTTCAATCAATAGAGGACAGGTCTTTATCCGAAGAAGCCATGAATGCAATGTCACAATTCGCCATCGGCTTCGCTGAAAATGTTATGCCTAAGCCATCCATGGTGGCACGGATGTTTGGTATAAACGCAGAAGAGACAGCGACCGCTCCGCCAGATAACACCGTGGGGAGCATAGCCCGAGGCGTCGGTGACTTGGCGGGGTTTCTTGTGCCCATGGCCGGGGCCAACAAGTTGCTCAAGGCGACTAAACCAGAAATATTATATGAACAGATTGGGCAACAGTTTGGAAAGAAGGCCGCTAATGCGGCCGAATGGGGGGTCAACCAAATGGTTCCCATGACCGCCGCTTCGCTATATACGGGTGGCGGAGAACCTAGTGCCGCGGCGGAGGGGGCGGAGATGGCGGCTACGTTTGCCGCGGTTAGCCTTATCAACCCCAAGAGCAAGATGCTTGGTTGGGTGCTTAGGCAGGTTGGGGGCCGAGCCCTGCAAGCCGTTGAGGGCAAGTATGACACTAATATGTTCTCCAAGGAACAACTAGCGAACACGGTATTCAATGAGGCACTAAATACTATATTCTTTACTCACGGGGTAACTCCCAAAGAAATACTGAGTGGAGAATATAAAAATCCAAAATCCAAGAAATTGGTTGATGATTTAACCGAAGAGGTACACCAGGAGAATCAACGGATAGTTACCGAGTCCGTGCCAATACCGATTAGCGACTATACCAAGATGCAACGCATGGATATAAGTCCAGAGAACTTGGATATTAATCAGGTGATTGTTGACCATGAGGTTGCTACCCGTTACAAAAAAACGCTTGAAAGACTTGAAAAAGAAGAACGAGACCTTGGGCCAATTCTAGTTGACTACGACCCGGCTACCGATAAGTATCGTCCGGCAGAAACGGAGAATGGAAACAATCTGGCTGTCGCTTACTTGACGAGGGCACTTGAAGAGAAGCGTAGGCTTGGAGACCCTGCGCCAATAACCCTTCCAATTCTTATACGTACACCACGGCCAGATACTAAGATTACTTACGATACACCCGTTGAGGCGGTCAGAAAATATATCATGGCCGACGAGAACGGTATTATCAACGGCGACGTGTTAAATAAAGCCCAGAAAACGCAGTATGCTATCCTTGATTCACGCAAGGAGAAGGGCAAGAGGATAAAACTTCTGCACTGGGACGAGCCGATAGTTACTCTTAGCCCATATGAAATATTGTTTAAGGTAGACAACGACTTCAAGTTGACCATTGAATCTGTCGGTGACTCCTTGAAGGGGAAGGTATTTCAGGGAGGGACTCGTTCTAGGTCTTCCAAGGAGAGGAATGACATTATTCTTCTCAACAGAGAAATCAATTCTATGCTTGAGAGGCAGGAGGCAAACGCTAGTTCTGCCCCGCCGGAGGGAATGAGGCCATCGACCTGGGGCGGCGTGTTGGATACTGAGTTGGCCCATAGATTAAAAATCAGGAAGGGCGTCCTTGCACAAATGCAGAACGCCAAGAACTATCTTCCTGAACAAGAAATGTTGGCGGCATTCAAGGCCAATAAGGGCGTCATAGAGACCAGCTTTGGAAAGATAAACATCGAACAATTGGGGAATGAAGTCACTGGTGTATTTAAAAAAATACGTGCATTCCCCGATATGCCAATAAGCGAACGTTATATATCATCGATTAGGAATGTCTTAAATAAGTTCGATATGGAATGGGAACCCGCTCAGTTCTTCAAGGCTATTGGTGTTGTTGATGCAGAGGGGAAGGTTCCTATCAGAATGGCCCAGCCACTCATTGAAAGCAACCTCAGGGCCCTGGCTAGCCTTCCAGATGCGGCGTCTCGCCACGGTTTTATCACCGACCAGATTCTTGCCAACCACGGAATAGTCAGGGCAACAGTTAAGAAGGGTACCCCCGAATGGGTGCGCCAGCGGGAGATAGAGGCGTATGAAGTGGTTGCCAGGAAGAAGATGTGGGAACGACTCAAAGAAGAATCCAAGAAGAACCCAGGTGGTGGTTCAGCCTTGCAGAGGGCACTAACTATCGGGGTACGTAAGTCCCTCATGGACTCCCGCATAGCCTTTGCAAAGATTGAGTCCGACACGGGAATACCGCTGTACACTATCCATCGAGTTATCTCTGAGGGGTTCTCGGCAAAGTGGGTTGAACAGAAATATTACGAATCCAAACTTGATAATTTTATCAGGATGCCACAGGCTGACCAGATATCGGTTGGCGAATACTACATTACAAGATATAACAATGGTGACTATAACGTAATCTATGATAAACTTTCCGATAGGGCAAGGAAATTCATAGGAGTTGTTGATGAGATTAACCAAGAGCTTGCCCCAGATATAGTCAGGTGGCGTCATCGCACGTGGATGCTACAAAGGGAGAACCCTGTTGAGAGAGACCACGATAAGGCATTTAAGAATCAAGATGAACCAGAAGTAAAAGAATGGCTGGCCAACGGGTCTATTCTCTATTCCATGAAAGACAAGTCTCTGTATGAGGCGTGGATTAAGCAAACCGTGTCAAAAGGATATGGATTGATAGATGCGGGGGCGTACTTTCCCATTCAGGTTATGGGTGCCAAGTCTACTGAATTGAGTAGGATAGGTAAGTTGCAGAACGCAGACTCTATAGGGCATGGGCACATACTTGAACGTGGTAGTTTCAGGGGAAAAGATGTCGAGGAGTTTGTCCTCGAACAGGTTCACGAAAAAGACATGACCCTGCGATACAAGAACTATATCAGTCAGATACTGTCTCTCAAACACCTGTCTCCTGGATTAGATGCACTGAATGCTGTCATGCAGGTGTACCCTGAGATGGCAAGGGCCAAGAGAAAAGGTATGTTCCGAGAAAGTGCCGAGTCTCGTGCTTATACGACAGAAGAATACCTCAAGCTCTATGCCATGCGGGTCAAGGGGTACCCAGTTAAGATGGATGTTCTGTCTTCGGCACTCAAGGGTGCACAGCTTGCATTCTTCAAGACCCTGACCGTTCAGCCCAAATTGTGGTTGAGGAACTTGCCCCAGATGATAGTTAACTTCCCCTCCAAGAAGTTTATTGACCCCAGGTTCATGAAGATGCACTTTAAGAATCTTCCAGAGAACGTCAAGGGATGGCTCCATTCTCGTGGGATTGACGACGCGGACGCTTTCTCTCATGCGTATCTTGAGCTTGAGACAACGCACTCTCTGGCCGGTAATCCAATTATTAAACCCATCTGGAGGGCCGCGGATGCCATCGGCAGGTTCTATGCTTATACCGACACGATAAACAGAAAGTTCGTTTATACCAGGTCGTGGTATCGTGGTAAATTCTATATAGACAAATATTTAAATAAAGAAATAGACCTTGACAAGATGGAAAACTCTCTCGATATAGATAAACTTATGCCTATAGAACAAAAGGAATTTAGGGCCGCTGTTCAAAAGGGAGAGGCCGACAATGCGGCGTTCTATATCGCACGTTGGCAGACAGAGAACTCGCAGTGGAAATATTCAAGGCATGAACGCTCACTCACAGAAATGACAGGGGGAGGCGAGGCGTTGTCCAACCTATTGGTTTGGCCTAAGAGTATGATACAGCATGTTTCGCAGACTGCCTATAGGTTCTACGATGCGGCGCAGAGATACCAGTACGTTGGCGGAATAGATGGGGCCAGGGGCAGGGCCGCAAAGCAGATGCTACATGCGTCGGCTGAGGTTGTCGGACTTGCCTTGAGCGGATACGTTGCCAACAAAGCACTAGAAACAGTTACAGTTACTTACGGTAGCAAGTACCAGTCTTATGGTCTTGATATGTTCTCTTGGCAATTCGGCGGTGTGACTAACGAGATTCTGTCGGAGTTCTCGGCTAAGACAGCCGCGTTGCTAGACGGGACAGAAAAGTCACGGACTGATTGGATAAAGATGGCTGATAACTTGTTCATCAGGCAGATGATACCGTTCTCCAAGCAAACGTTATCGCTCATAGAGACCGTTACTGGAAAGTCATATATCTCTCCTCTTTACAGCTTGGCTGGCAAATTGGAATCTGGCTATTGGAGAGGAGACGAAAAGGTTGACCGGACACTGCTTGAGGGAATAACCCATGCTATCTTTGCCGCAGACCCAAACAAGTCTGAGCAGGTTAGGAGATATGCCTGGGATAAGTTGAATGATTTGAAGTCTCGGTATGCCTCTTCAACTGGTGCCACAAAAGAATACTATGCTTATCAAGTCAAAAGATATGAATATCTTACTGATTTGTTTATGCGGTATGAGCCTAGCAAGGTTCAGGAACAATATAACGAAAAATATCTGGAACGTCAGATGGACCAGAAGATAAAGAGCTATGAAAATAGTATTTATCAACAGTACAAACAGGAGTACAAGAATGAGTGAGCACTTCAAGGAAGAGGAATTTAAGTGTCCCTGCTGTGGGGAGGTCAAGGTAGACCCAAATCTGTATACCCTCCTAGAGGCTGTGAGAGCCTCCGTGGGAAGCCCTATTAAAATAACGTCCGGTTACAGGTGCCCAGCCCACAACGCCTCGCTACGGGGCTCTGTGGCCTCCAGCGACCATATTCGCGGTACCGCCGCGGACATATCAATCGTAAATCCACGGGATAGATACTTAGCAATCAAGACCCTTCTAACTATTGGATGCAATAGGATTGGGGTTTCAGGGGCCTTTTTGCATGTCAGTTGTGACAAAGAAAATCCCCAAAATGTAATATGGACGTACTGATGAAACAATCAAGACTTAAACTTGCTATAGGGATGTTGGCACTTTATTTGTTTGAGGGTATCTTGAAGGCAATATTTAACGGGTTCCCCATTGAAGTTGTTATGGGTGGCCAAGGATTCATAGCCGCCTATTACTTTACTGTTAGAACGGTGTCTGATAATGCAATCGCTAAAAACTGTATTAAATAATGGGTTCGTTATCCTCGGACTTATTTTATTCATAATAGCGGCTAGCGGGGCTATAGGATACGTGATATGTAGAGACAAATACGAAGACAAAATGAACAATGCATTAGAGACAATAATCAAAATGGAAAAAAACAACGAGCAACTGAATAAGGAAATAGAAGTACTTAATGCAGACAAGGCCGTTGTTGTTAAAGAGAGGGAAGACCTTAAGGTTAAGCTCAAAGACTCTAACGATAAGTTAGCAGAACTAGAGAATGCAGAGCCGTCTCAGCCAGAGCTAGAGAATGAACCACTGGTCATTAACCTTAGGATGCGGCTCAAAGAACAAGATAGGCGGTATAGCCTAGCATTGGAAGATATAGCAAAAGCGGATAAGATTATAGCCGACATGCAGGGAATTGCAGACAAGTTAAATGCTATAATCACCAACAAAAATACTGTATATTCTGTGCTCCTTGTTAACTACAATAGCCTACAAGACGACTATACTAAATTAAAAATAGATAAAATAAAACTAGAATCTAAATACAAAACGACACGTAACATTGTTATCGGCAGTGCGGTTGTTTTTGTGGCCTATGAGGTTATCAAGATGGTGTTGAAATGATAATCGATTGGGTACTGATAGAAAAATGCGCCGCCGCGGCAGTGTACGTTGCTGGTTCTTTGTACATAGTAATGAAATATGTAAAGGAAACAAAGGCAAGAAAGCAGGGGCTAGAGGGCAACCCTACCAGGTGCCTTAGACATGAGTCGTCCATTAAAATCCTTGAAGGAAGAATATCCAATGTGGAGTCCTCGGTAGAGGCGTTGCCACGCATAGAAGAAACTCTGCACCATATGCAGTGCACAATAGACACGTTACTTAATTTGCACTTAACCAAATAACATGCCATTCAAGAGCGAAAAGCAAAGACGGTTCATGTGGGCTAAACATCCTGAAATAGCGGAACGCTGGGCCGATAAGTACGGTTCAGAGATAGCCAAAAAATATAAAAAGAAAAAGGCCCGGAAGAAATAATCAACCGGGCCTGATTCTATCTTACTTCTTGAGCCCCTTCTTTGTCCAACCTTCACCCTTAAAGTGAACGGCTGGAGCAGAAGGGAGCTTCTCAAATTCAATCGAGCCACAGCTACATTTTTGTAACACGTCAGCCGTTGGGCTAGTGGCAAAAACATCAACCCATTTCTTGCCACATTTCTTACACTTCACGTCATACAAAGGCATGCTTTATGCTTGCTCCACAACCACCGGGGTCACAGGTGCGTCTTCTTGCTTGGTATCCTCAACCGTATCGCCTTCTTGAAATGCGGCCTGGGCAACGCCCTTCCTAACAAACTCAAAGGTGTCCTGCTTAAACTCCCAGTCTTCCGTGTCAACGTTTGCCCCCGCTTCACGGGCCAGCTTCTCAAGCCTCATGTTCATTATGTCCGAAGCCATAACGGAAACGGACTGTATGAATTTGGAGAGGTCATTCTCCCACATCTTTACTAGGCTTTGCTGAGTCTTTGTGAGCTTGATGTAATTCATCGTATTCTCCTTGCAAGTCAATGGCATCATTATGCCTGTCTTTAATAAACTGTTCAAGGGAGTCTATGAATCCCTTACTTACTTTCTTCCTCCACTGGAGCCGCGTCAGAACCCAGTGTTCTCCTTTGTAGACAATCACTGTCCTTTCGGGTTCGTATGTAATATGATGTCGCTGAATCACACTTTTCTTTTTCTTTTTTAATATACTCTTCTTTTTTCTTGGCAAGGTCTCCCTCTTCTACAAACTCCATGGCTACTGGGCTTGGATAGTAATCGGGCAGGTCATCTAAGTCCCATTCACTGGTCTCCTGAAAATGCATGATGGCAAAGATGTTCCATGCGGCTTGGCCAAGGTGGTCTTCATCTGTATGCCCCATGGCGAACTGGCTGAGGTGTCGCATGGCAGAGTCGAGGAACCTAGAGAACGGTATCCCCTTTTCCCAGTTCCTATCAGCATACTTCTTGGCACCTTTTTCGTACACCAGTGCCAGCCTTTGCAGAGCGAAGGGGGATATCAGGTCGAACCTACCCTTGTTCTTTGCAGGTTCCCTCACCGCACCGGTTCCGTAAACCATCCTGTCTCCGCCATCTTTAAGGTCATATACACCGTCAAGTTTATCCACGTTTAATCTCCTTATTCATAAGTTTAGTGAAAATCAAACCAGAAATACTATGGTAGATTGGGATACCAAGTTCTTCTGCCCTGGCAAGCTCTGCTTTTGTACCACTTGATTTCTCCCAGTCTCCTATGACAAGAACCGCATCACAGACCTCAAGCCATGCCATGCTCTGCCTGTACATTGTGCCCTCGGGGTAATTGTTAATGAAGAACTGCTGGAAATCAAGAGCCGGATTGAACGGGGCGAACCCATTCCGAACAAGGATATCCCAGGTCTTCATCATGTCCCTCATGTTGTATAGGTACTCAACTGCCGGATTCCCGGTGTCCTCTCGGGAGCCTGTTGGCGTGAGGGGCCCAGCTATATAAATCCTATACAGCTCCCTGGGCTTAAAGTCATCAATAATAGTTACTTTAATATTTTCAAACATCCCCATTCTCCTCCATTTTTTTATCTTCATAAGGTCGTATTCTCCTTTGATAAAATTCTAGTTTGGCCATCTCTAGGGCCGATATGATTGCCGCATAGGTATTAAAGCACTCTCCTTCTAGCAGAAGATACTCCTTGCACTGGGCAAAAATCTTATAGCATAACTCCCCGGCTGTTTCTGGAATCTGCCCTCTCTTTTCTTTCTTTATGTACGGCATTAGATACTCGTCTTTGCAATCAGGGCGTAGGGAACCAGCTTCTGGTATGCCTGAGCGAGAGACTCGGCGTCCTCTACGTTATGCTTCCAGATGTAATCAAGGGAACTCTGCTTACCAGTCATGGCACTGCACCACTCATCGAAGTTCATCGGGTGGGACTTGGCATCAATGTCGAAGAACCTACAGACGGTCTCAAGCCTATTGGAAGATAGCTTGAGTTTCTTCCTGCATATGGCCCACATGTCCGTGCAGTAAATCTCTTTGTACAAAGGGAAGTCTATTCCGTACTTGATAGAGCGAGTCCTGACAAACGGAAGGTCGAACCTGCCATCGGCTCCGTAGTGGACAACTATCCTGTTGAACTTCCGCAAGTCCTTGCACATCTCCACCAACAGCTTCTTGTCGAACACCCCACTTCTGATTTCCCTCGGGGTGAGGACTCGGCCAAGTACATGGTCGTCCTCTGACGAAGCTATGGCATACGAGAACATGTACCCAAAATTAGCGTTCAGGTTTGACGCCTCGATATCGAAGTACCCTATCTTCTCGTGGAACGGAGCGGTGTCGGGTGCCTCAGCAATGAAGCAATCGTAATGCTCTAGATACGTATGCCCGTGCCTACAGTAGTTAGTACCGAGCCATTCAATATCTTTTTTCCTAAGAGTTCTAACTGGTGCTATCATGAATTATCTTCCTTCTTGATTATTGTAACGTTAATATTTGTAGGCAATACCTGCTTGTTTTCCTCAAGTTTCCCGAGCCTACGATGCAGGTCGTCAATCATCTGTGCGATTGACATCATCTGTGGCTTGTATACTCCCTCATAAAAATCACCCAAGGGCATTGCGTCAATCGGAATCCTACCGCCCCTCGGGGGTGCTATCGGACTTCCACTAGAATCTTTTAATATCACTGTACACTCCTTATAAACGGTTCCATGGCTCAAAGGGGTTTGCCCCTCTCCGCCCAAATCCACTTTCTAATTCCGGGTTATGCCACTCGGATGTTTCTATCAGGTCGGCACCGCCCTCTATCTTGAAAGTCTTCTCCAGCTTATTGGGGTTACGCCTAGCGTCTTTCCAATTCTTAGCCTTGGTTATCTTAATCTTCCCTGCATCCACGGAGAGATACAACCTGGGCTTCTCAAGGCTGAACGTACCTCCACGACCGAGGTCTTGTCCATACCCCTTCTGGAGACCAATGATGGCGATGCCACCATGCAACTTCCTGTATATATCGTTTATCTCTGCGGCCACCTTGTAAAACGTGTCTGATATTTCCAAGAAATCTATGATATTAATTGCCTCTGGAAATATAACATCAGAAAAATTATTGTCCCGTGGATACGCATGGAACTTCCATTTATCGAGGGGAACGTTCCTGTGATTCCGAAGGCGTATCTTCATTTCAATCTCACCCATTTCAGAATTGAAATACCTGATGTCGAATTTGTTCATATTTTTCTCAACCAAATCCAACATGAAGGCAGTCTTTCCCGCATCGGGCGACCCCGCGATGACAATAATGTTATTGGGATAAACATCAACCAATTCGGACAACCCAAGTGGCAGAGTTAAATCAATCGGATTTGTCCCAGAGTTTATCCAGTCCATCTCTTCCAAAGACAGGTCACGTTTTCTCCAACAACCGTGCTTGCCGGAGTAGGGCTCTATGACACCCTCTTTTTTGAGCCTAGTTAAGACGACAGATGCATTCGTCTTGTCCTTCACGGAATTTATCCCCAAATCCCGATGCATCTCATGCACCAGGAAGTAGCCCTCCACCTTGGATACGTATCCCCTGACCTCTTCTGCCAGGTTCCTCTCCTGCCGTATCGCACGGTCTATTGCGGAGCGTACCTTTTCCGTAGCCTCGTGTTCGCTGAATGGAGGGTTGCAACCACGGGCAATATGCGTCACCGTACTTAGTATCTCGTGGTGAGGCATACCGCTTCTCACCAGGGCGTTGGCAACGTGGAATAAGTCCTCGTCTCTCCTTCCCTGCACGAACATCTCGTATTCCTTGTTGACTGCCGGAGATATCGTGACCCTCCCAAGGGCCTCAACATAGGACTCTGGAAGGTCTGGCCACTCTCCAAGGCTTTCGACCGGAGCCAACCACCTGTACGGCTGTCCGTTCATGCCCACAGAAGGAGGGGCCACGACAAACCCGCCCTCCGCCCTCAGGTCGGTACCAGGAATAACCCCGGCCTTGTTCCTGACCCCATCTTTGTGGGTATGGTACAAATGCATACCACCACGCGGGGTACGCACTCCGGGGGCCTGGAACACTATTGGTGCTATGTTCCTCAGGTTGCTTTCGCCGTCCTCTGAGTCAATATCGATAACGTCAATACCGGAGATGGCCCCGGTGACAATTCCAATATAGTTTTCATCCTTCAGGAACCACTTAATTAATTCTTCATCTGTAGCCTTCCTTTTCTGAAATTCAAACCACGGAACCGCTGGCTTCTTGTCTTGGTGAACCGGTATTACAGAGAACCCCAACGTGTCTCTATACATCTTAGCCATGCGGAGGATTTCCTCAGAACCACTCATTTAGTCTCCTTTATTCCGAGCAATCCAAACATTATCTTGTAGAACCAATCGAATATCTTTTCCCTGTACGTCCACAACATCTCTTTGGGATGCTGATGGAACTCAATGTGGCAACTCCTACAAAGCGGGATGACCTTATCGTCATCTGCCCCAGCCCCTCTCGTCCGAGGAAAGTGATGGAAATCTACCGGGCGTTTACCGCAGATTGCGCAGGGGGCGGCCTTACATAGCTCCGTGTACGTCGAGGTGACAACGAGCACCTCTTCTTCATCTGGCATGGGAGGCATGAAGTCCAGGTCTGGGAGCTTCTTGCTGTTGCGAATCTCGTTGATGAAATCAATCTTACCGAGAGCCTTTGCCTTATCAATCCACTCCCCTTTTGTATCAGGGTACTTCCGTATGACAGGAACCAAATCCCTGAGCCGAGTGATGTCAATCCCCATCAACTCTTCTTCTGTCATGCCGAGTTCTAGGCAATAAAAACGGTACACCATGATGTACAAGTAAGCGGTGCTCTTCGGGAAACCGTACTCGGGGTCAGAAAGGAAGCTGGCAAAGCTCTTGTGGCCCAAACTGGTATATGCTTTAGTAGACAGAATCTGGTCAAGAATATCCCCAGCATGGATATAGCTGTAGTTCAACATGCAGTGGAACTTCTTCAGCTCCCCAAAAATATCAGGGACATCAACCAATTCTTTTGTATCCTCCACCAACTCTTTTGGTTCTACAGTTTCTTGCTCTTGCATATCACATCTCCGTACTCCTGCTTGCCATTAATCTCATTAAGCACCGCCTCTCTAATGATTTCCTTGGCCTTTATCTTAGTCACGTCGGCACGCAGGCAGGCCCTGTGCGCCTCGCCTATAGTCATCCCCTTCTCGTTCACCAAGAACTCTACCTCTCTGGCGAACCAAAGAGGACAGGAGATGTTGCAATCGAATGCCTTCTTGCATCCAAAAACTTTGTCCATTTTTGAACAGAATTTATTGAACGAAACTTCCTCACCTAGAATGTTAATCTGTTTAGGATTCATTTGTACTCCTACATTGCTCACAGTTTTTGCTAACAGAACAGAACCCCATACATCTGGTGTACTTTCCGTAATTTTTAGACCGAGGATTTCTGTTAAGCCAACGCTCGTCATCTGTGCATTGTCTATACCTGCCTGTTTCAAGAGCCTGTTTATGCTCTAGTATTTTACACTCAACCATGGCCCGCATTTCTGTCATCGGCTCCATGGGCACTTCGATGTCCTCTATCTGGTAGATTCCATCTGCCTTCCAGTTGTACTCCATCCAATCCTTGCTAACAACTTCGAGAATAAGGTGCTCCGCTTCTGGGTACTTAAATGTCCTGTAAATATTTATCTGGTCTTTGTACTTGCTGTCGTCAAAGTGCCCCTCTTTCAGTAGCTTCACTGCATATAACTTTATTGTCTTGTAATCTATCAAAGTTTTGGTGGCACGGTCGTAGAGGTCTGGTCTACCAGTTAATATACAGCCAGCAATTTCAATGCTAAACGGCTGTTCGCTTTCAAATCTATCGGCCATGCCACCAGTCAACATACTATGACCTTTTTCCATAACAGAATGGAATCCAGTCCCTAACAGTGAATTAACTAAAGAATGAGGGGGAGCAAAGTACTGCGTCTTCCTACTTAAGTACACCACCTGCGGGGGGTTCAGTATCTCTGTGACATGAAACACATTCTCCTCGACGCCCCTGTTGGACGCGGCCATCGCTAAGATGGCAGGAAGGGTCATGCATTTACGCTCACAATAGTTTATACAGTACTCGAACATCGAGTCCCGACCGGTTTGGGGACATACGAATCCGACCAGCCCTATTTCTTGCTCCCCCATTGCCTTAGTCCAGCCCGTATCCGTTAAAAACGTAGTCTTCGAACTTGCTAGCAATAAGAATCACGTCATCATGGGTCATCTTATGCTCTTCGGGGGAATTTTCGTTGGTTGCTCCGCAGAACTGGGCCGCGGAACCCAAGCACGACTCGCGGATGATGTGGAGCTCCCTAGGGTCGGGCCTAGACCCCTCGCTAACAAATGACGGTTCTTGTCCCTCTGTACGAGCGGGCGGAGGGGGCTCTATAGCTTTTTGGGAACCAACGGGAACCATATCCTCGTTAGTCAGAACTATAGGCTGAATGTTAGAGGCCGCGACAAACTTCTTGGCCGGGTCTGAGAAGTCGGCGGTGAAATCATACGATTTGCCAACTTCAATCCTGTTGACTAGATTGTAGTCCCAGACAAACAGGGTCGTAGGCACGCCCTTCGAGTCCACGACATAGACTTTCCAGAACGTCTTTCCGCTGTTCCTGCTTACGGAACTCTGGACGCTCTGAACCGTTGCTGAAATTATGAATGACACTGTACACTCTCCTTGAAATTAAATTACTTTCGGAATCTACGTTGCTTATCCGAATTAGGCTTATTCTTGGCCGCTCTTGCTATTTGCTCCCAAGTCCGACCCTTCTTCTGAATCGTATTGTGCTCGTCACGGCTAACAAGCTCAAGATTTGACTTGGAATCATTCGTTGGGTCTCCGTCCTTGTGATGAACTATCATACCTCTTGGTATCTTCACCCCATGATGCTTCTCATACGCCTTTCTGGCACGCAGAGCATCGGTAGACTTCGACCCTCCCTTCCATTGGGAGTTCTTCTTGCCTTCGCCGAATCCTTTCGGCTTGTCGCTTTTAGGCACCAAAAATCCTGAAGATAAACGCCCGAACCTTAGGAAGAATGTGGTCTTCCCAATTGAGGCCCACAACGAGACCCGCTGTGAACACGAGAGAAATCCTGACTAGAAGCCAAAACATCTTTTTCTCCTTTTTTTTGAATTGAGCCGAATATTATTCGTGCTCTTTACAAAGTTCCACAATATCACGTATCGTTTGGTACTTGGCTCGGTCTTCTTCCGTAGCATTATCTGTTTCTTCGTCAACAAAGGGGTCATCAACATCAAAGAAACGATACGAATCCCATATTTCACTGAGAAACTGAAGAAAATCCTCCTTTTCGTCCTTGGTGATGAAAATAGTCTTTACCGCCATTCCCGAGTCGTTGAGTTTTGACGTTACTTTCATGTTTTTCTCCTTTTCTCACTTTCTGAGCATATTATACCATATTTTTTAACCAATGTCAAGTGTTTTCTTCATCTTTTCAAAATATTCTATAATTGTCTCATATTGGACAGGCTTATAGTCCCAGGGGTCTACCCCTACGTCCAGGGCGTCGGGCCTAGCGGGGCCATGCCCGTGGCAGTGGCCGTGAATGTGGCCCTCGCCATACGGTTGGGTAGGCCACGTCAATAATGGCAGGTGGCTCATGTAGAACCTCGGGGTGCGTCCTTTGAAGTGCTCGATGTACTGGTGGCCACCGAAATACCGTGCGTCGTGATTCCCAGGTATGAAGACCTTGGTTCCGTTGAGCATGGGGAGATACCTGTCCCCTGCGTCCTTGCGCCAAACCATGTCCCCAAGGAAGTAACATACGTCCTGTGGCTTGACTCGCTCGTTGTACAACTGCACCAAGCACTCGGCCATCTCGGTCGCTCCGCCGAACTCGGGTCTCTCGTACCGCATGATTTGGTCATGCCCTAAGTGCCAATCTGCCGTAAACCAGTAATTCATGGTATCCTCACTTTTCAAGCATATTATACCATACCTGCATTGTAAAGTCAAGGGATTTCTTTCTCTTTCTTTCTTTTTTCTTTCTTTCTCTTTCTTTAGCATGAACTAACTCTTAATACTCTTGAAATACTCTTAACTCTTAATATTCTTCTCTTAATTCTTATTCTTAACTCTTATTCTTAACTCTTAATACTCTTGATTTCTTAATTATATTAATATATTATTATTAATTAATATATATATTATATATATAATATATCTTAATATACACCCTTCCATGCAGTTTGTCAAGTGTTTTCTTTAAATATTTAAAAATATTTTACTTGACATTTGACTTGACTTGTGGTATAATATGCAATGTTAAGTGGGGGAACCGGCCAGTTTGGTCGGCCCCCAAGGGACCGTAGCTCATCCGGGAGAGCGTCTGACCTGCAATCAGAAGGTAGCCGGTTCGACCCCGGTCGGTTCCATACTGGAGGGTAGCTCAATTGGCGGAGCCCCGGTCTCCAAAACCGTAGGTTGCGGGTTCGAGTCCCGCCCCTCCTGCCACGCTCTTTGAAAATTTAACTTGACATTCATGCTAATTGTGGTATAATACCCCGAAATAGGAGTAAACATGAATAAAGAAATTAAAGTATTTTTGATTGCCCTTAAGTGGGTAGTAATAATTCTTGCTATTATGTGGGCATCCGACGAGATGCTAGGTAAAATTAAATCCCTAGAATCAACCATAGACGGGATGTCCAGCCAGATTACCAAGATTACTCTGGAAAAGAACCAATTGAAGCAAGAATTGGATTCCGTGAAAGGAAAAGTAGAGGAACTCACCATGGTAGCGTCTTGGTATGGCTTTAATCTCCAGGGTAGGCCAACTTCTACTGGTGAGCCATTTGATGCAAATGCATATACTTGTGCCCATAAAACCCTGCCAATAGGTACTGTTCTAATAATTGAATACAATGGTAAGAGGATTCCGTGTATAGTTGCTGACAGGGGGCCGTTCTTTGCGGGTCGAGACATTGACCTGTCATATGCAGTTGCCAAGAAGGTCGGCATGGTTCAGGTAGGCGTAGCCAAGGTCAGGGTATACAAGATAAACCTTGACAGAATGCTAGAGTGAGGCAGGGGAGTAGTTCAATGGGAGAATACCCGGCTTTGAACCGGATAACGGCGGTTCGATTCCACCCTCCCCGACCAAATATTAGCCGGTGTCCGATGGTCCTCGGAGGACTGCCCTGTAAGCAGTTCGTGGTAGTTCGATTCTATCCACCGGCTCCAGTTTAAATTTAACAAAGGAGTTTACAATGATATTAGGAATTAGTTTGTTGGTTTTAACAGTTCTATTTATTGCATTGGCAATACATTACGGAGCAGAGTGCGAAGACGGGGCGGCTGGCGGTTGTGTCGCCTTGGCCCTAGTGTTTCTTATCGGTGCTTGTTCTGTCCTCTCGTGTAGCATTCACACGTCGATAAACTACAGCGAGTTGGCGGCGCAGAGAAAGAGTCTAGCTATAATGGAGAAGTCAATTGAGGCCACAAAGAAAGCGGTATATGATACTTCCAAGAAGAGTGGTCTTGGCATTGACATCGAGAACAAAGACCAGTCTACCAACTGGAGTGAGGCAATCAAGAAGTACACCGAGATGGTTACGGATTACAATACTCGTATTGCTCGTGCTAGGGCTCTTAGCAAAATTAAGGTTTTGAAAATAGTTATCCCCAAGATGCCGGATGAATTGACGCTTATCGAGAGCGTTAACTTCTGAGTAGTCCATGCGAGACCATGAGTGCAAATGGGAGCCTATCTGTACCTGTTCACAGTGGGGCACGGAGCCATCTGAATACTGTGAGGTACACGGAGTAGATAGGTTCCCAAAGCGGTGTACGATATGCGGTAAGTTTATCAAGATTATTAAACCTAAAGAAGAATGGAGGATTCAGCATGAAACCTAAGATTGATAAGCGGTATGCGGTAATGACCAAGAGAGGTAAGCTATATGACATATTCGAGACTAAGTTTGAAGCCCTTCAGGAGGTAGACCGTTGGTCTGATTTAAGTTATAACATAGAGATTGTCTCTGTCGTCCGCGACGGTGGGAAGCTGGCGAAGGGAGGGAGGGGATGAAAAAGAGACATCCCAATCCGAACAACGCCTCATGGTGTTGCGAGAAGACCCGCGACCACAAGCATAGGAAGGACCAGCGAAGGAAACAACGGAAGAGGGGGGGGGGGAAGGGCTAAAGGAGGAACACCGTGACTGAATTGGACAGACGGATTGAACTTGAAGCCCTCATCACCGAGCGGGAAGCGATGATAGCCTTCAACACCTCTTCCCCTGACAACTCCAACTACGGGGCCGACCTGTTTTTCGAGATAGCCGACAAAATGAGGAAGCTCAAGGAGGAACCCCATGACTGAGTTAGATGAATCCCAAAAACGAATCAGAACAGATAACCGCGAGTGGTTTAAAAGATGTGACGTTTGCGGTGGGAGTGGAATGGACGAGAAAAACGAATATCTTTGTACAGTATGTTTTGGTTCTGGAGAGGTTCCAAAAACACTAGATGATTATCTTGAGGAGGACAGGGTGAATGGCAAAACTCCACCCCATCCGTATTCCCCAGCCATATATAATTTTGATAAGGATAAAAAGACATGAGTGAACCTACGGTAAACGATATGCTTAGTTGCCTTGCCAGAGAGGGGTGCGATGAGTGCCAGTGGTTTGGCGTTGAGAACGATGAAATAAATTCTCATTGTAAGGTTAGGTCAAGAATAATCGCGGCGGTGCGTGCGATGTATGAGGCGTCTCAAGACATATACATCGATGACGAATCTACGTATGTTTATGCCCAAGGGACAGATAATCGACTCCATCCTGGTACTCCAGTAAACGTGGCCCCGCCAGAGCGGGAGTCAAGTCCGACGGTTAGGCCACCGGAGGCTGGTTGGAGTGAATCGTTAAGTTCATTTGTTGGGTATTATCAGCGTCAACTTAATAGAGAGATGTATCGTGACAGTGAGTTGCATCGTCACCTGATTGGCACCATGGCCGAAAGGGATGGCCTGTAAGATGTCCGGGACAAAGAGAATTAAGGAGTGCCCATTTTGCGGGCGCAAGGGTAATAAGATTATTAGCGTATACCAGTACGGCCATAACTATGTAGAGTGTATGGCGTGCTGGGCCAGGGGGCCTTGCGTGGACCACGATAGCGAAGACAAGCCAGAGGCCAGGGCCATAGCCAAATGGAACGGGCGTAGTTAGCCATTCCTGATAGTTAGAAACGGACATTCCTGCTAATTCGTAGGAGTGAGGGCTCAAAAAAGTATAAAAAAAGGGGGGCCGATTTCGGCCCCCCGTGGATTAGTTAGAATATTAAGTGAATAACGAGTGAAAGCACTAGGAAGATTGATATGAAAACAACCGATAGAAACAATCCCCCTATTATCATAACAACAAGCGTTGTTAATGGGAAGTATTCGTGTAACTCATCTTTTACTGTACGAAAAAAAACTTTCATTATGCCCTCCCTAAAAAAGATTTTAATTCAAGTACTAACCGCTGGACTTTTCTTTCGATTAGTCCGGGGGCTGAATTTACCTCGAAAACATATGGCGTATTGTCATTGGCAATACAGCAGTCAACGGCACACCAATCTATTTCAACCGATTTCGCGGCCATCCTAGCCGCGTTTTTTAACGCTGTTTCTATTGAAGAAATTGGCGTACGCTGAAACCCCCATCCTCTTCTGTGATTTCTTACGAGCGGGTCTGGGTTTTCTATTATGGGTACCTTTTCCGCCGCTTCTACGATTCGGTCTTTCCAGATGAATAAACGGTATTCCTTTTTCTTTTCGATAATATCTTGCAGGTAGAAGTTCCTGGAAAGGAATTTTTTGGCTTGTACAATATTGTTTGCCAAATAGAACCTCTTTCCGCCCATATGAAAGAATGGCCTTGCGATAACTGGGAATTTTGTTATCGTGTACATCGTTTCTAAATCGTAGATTCCTGGGGCCGGGACACCACAATTTAATAGCCTCCTTCTGCATTCGATTTTATCGGATGCTCTTTTGATTGAAGATAGAGAGTTAATAACTACCCCCCGATACCCCGAATAAATTGGGTCGTATTCCATTCTGTTTCCGTACCTGAAAATTGCTGAAAATTGGTTAGGGTCTTCGGTGAGTTTTCCTTCCTCGTAAACGCAATTCATTAAATTGGCAATCATCATTCCCGTTGGCCTTGCTTGTTTACATCCGTAAATGAGGAATTTTGTATCCATCTTTTTCTCCTTAGGATTTCTCAGCAAAGGATAGGTCTATTTTAGCCGTTTCTTTCTTGTGGATTACTGGCTTTGCACTTGTGAACAATTCTCCCGCCGAAACCTGTCTTGCTTTTAGTTTGTCTTTCGCAAACATTTTGCAATAGACCGGGTATATCTTTGTTTGCCGATAGAAATTGGATAAAGAATTGTTGCACTTAACGCCCTCTTCGTTCAAGGAAACCCTAACGGAAAAAGCGCACTCCGAACAATGGCACAAATCGCCATACGTTTTTTTGATAGCTTCTTGGCATTGTTCTTCCGTTACCGTGGTGTCAATTTTCGTGTTAGGAACGAACGGCCCTATTACCTTTGTAACTGGACTTGAGTTTTTCATGGCTTTCTCGAAGTCACTTTGAGATGGCTCTTCATTGACTTCAAATGGGTCATCTTCTTTGTCATTTTTTTTCTCTTCCCCTTCCTCCGGTACTTCGACCTCTTCTTGCTCGTATTCTACGATGCTCATTCCCCATCTTTCTAGGGACTCTTCTATGTTCAAATTTCTATCTTCAAGATAGTTAATTCTATTTGATAGCTTTAACATATCTTCGGCCATTCTAGTGTAATAACCCAGGACGTCCCGCGTGTCTTTTTCTACATGCATAACCTGGGACTCTATGGCCTTTTGTTTTGCCCATAGAAACTTGAACCTGGTTTTAATGTTCTTTAAGAACGATTGAATCATTTGGTTGTCTTTTGGCGTGAGCTTTTCTCCATATTTTCTTAACTCGTTTGTTGCTGATTCAAAATTCTCTTCAATGTTTTTGTCGTTCATTGTAACTGAATTTGTTTTTATTAATTTGTTCTTTTTCATTTTGTCCTCAATCAAAGCTATCTCTATCGTAGGAGTCATTTGTGCGTGATAGGTCGTATTCTTTTCTATCGTAATAACCCTTACCGTAACATGACCTGTTTTTGTTTGAATAATCGTAGCCCACGCTTGTATAGATTTTATCGAGGTCTTCAATCTCCAATTTTTCAGTACTGATTTTGAAGAGATTGTCCGTGGGCAAGGTAAGGATTTTATACGAGGAATCCGTCAAGTCATCTAAGAGCTTTTTCTTTTCCTTTTTTAACGGCACATATTCCGATAGAGAACATCCCACCAAAATTCCATTCTTTGGAAAGAAGACCAAATCGAGAGGATTCGTGTGCCGATAAATAAATAATTCTTTTTCGCGAATTGGCTTGACGATTATTGCCAGGGAACCGGATATCTCCGATATTGACTTTTTAAAGTCCCCCTTATATAGCTCTAATCTTGCAAGCAATTCCTCTGAGTCAACCTCCCCCTTATATTTGTATTTCAATCGCTTGGCCGTAATGCATCCGTTATGAGCAAGGATATAATTCTTAGAATAGATAGGCATATTGTTGTGGTTATCGTATTCCGTTCCTTGCGTTTTCTTTCTGGTATGCATTATGATAAGTTTTTCCTCACCATTAAACCTGAAGTTTTCTACTGATTTTTCTACGGCCTTGGGATTCCCTGATTCATCGGTGGGGTAAAACTCTTCCCATAAATCATGAGCAACAACGGGCTTTTTTACAAGCCTATTAATGCTCATGTTTTGTTCCTTCCTTTCAAAGTACCATCCGCAAGCGTCTCCGCCTCGGGCATTCATTGAAAGGAATAATTGCTTGATAAACTCCGTGTTTATCTTGTCCGTTCCGTAATTGATTATAAAAGCTATTCCGCACATGTTATTTTTATTATTCCTTTATTAAGAATTGAAATTGGCGAGCGAGATTTCCCCGTGTTGTTCTTCTGTTATTTTTTCGTAGGAG